CTGCTCCCGTTATTACATAGTCATAATCAGAAGCAGCAGTAACTACTGTTAGCGTCTGCTTCAGCATGCTCCAATTGTGCATGTCCTGTAAAATTATAACTGAATCTCTAACGAACTCTGCTAATAATTGGGCTTGTGTAGAGTCGGTAAGGGCGGTTACTTCGTCTTCACGAAGTCTCTTTAATATTTGATTGACGACCTCTAGGACTGTCATTAACCTCTCCCAAAGTAAGTAATTAGGTAAGTTATCACTGCACCTACTGCACTGGCAGCAAAGAGTAAACCTCCCACAAAACCCTTGTACTTAGCCACAAAGGACATCAAAATATCCAGTTTGCGTTCAATAGAAGCCAGCCTAACTGCGTCTTCTTCTATGTGCCTTTCTAAGAGATCTTCTAAGTGTTTCACTCTTTCCTCTAGTACTTCGACCTTTACTTCTGACATGTCGTTACCTTAAAAGGTGGCGGGGCATTGCACCCCGCCTAATAGTGTTATTATTATTATGTTAGAGCGACCAAGTTGGTCCAGTCTGGAGACAATACGCATACGCGAATTGTCGTTGAAGCCAGATCTAGGACACCAGCTGATTCATTCTGTAAACGGACCTCTACCGTGTCAGCTGCTTGGACATACGCAGTAAGTGTCATATCAGAGATATCTACACCTGCGGAGACCATAACAGTGTCACCAATAGCTGCGCCCGGGACAGAGATGGAGAGAGTTTCTCCAGCCCCGTCAGCCAAGCTAGCAAAGTTATGAGTAACTTCAGCACCGTATACATCGAACAACGATTGAAATTGCATTCTAGCCATATCAATTCCCCCTTATGCAGTTGGAACGATGAAAGCTATACCAGCAGTATCACGTAACTCAGCTACACCGTAGATGGTGTCAGCAGTGAACAAGTCACCTAAGTACTCTTGTTTGTACTGTTTCTGTACTCGGATACCCATTTGAGGAGCGTGTACGATAGCGTCACGATGGAACAGCATACCTACACGACCATGAGTACCACCATCAGTACCAACAGTAACAGCAGTACCAGTTGCGTCAGTTAACGCACCAGTACCGATAGCACTTGAGCTGAAGTTGAAGTAGTCGTCGCTATCAGCATCATCGATATGTACCCAAGGGCAGTTAGAAGTAACGTAGACAGGGATACCGTAGAGATCACCAATCAAGCCATTGCGGATTGTATTGGAGCCACTCATTTCACCGATAAAAGCTTGTTCGGTAAAACGTGGGATACCAGTCAGGTTTTTCTTCTCAACAGGCGGAACGACCAACCGGCGGTTAGCCATTGGCACGTCAGCATCATCCAGAGTTTGGATCATGGTACGAAGACCAGCGTCAGTCAACGCAGAAGCGTTACCAGCACTAGAGTTCGCAGATGCGGACCATGCAGTAGAACCGTCACCACCGATTACAGCACCAGAGTACTGTGAACCACCTTGAAGAGTGTGACCTTGAATCATGATGTCTTGGTCAATTTGTTTAGCCAAAGCATAGCCAGCGTCATCAGTGTAGAACTGACGAGCTGAGTCTAAAGCTTGAACAGCGGCCAAGTCTTCTTCCAAGAAAGAATACTCGTAGTGCTTATTAATGTTAACCAGAACTTCAGAAACCGCTGGGTTTACCAGAGTTACTTGAATTTCGGCTGTCTTTGAAGAAGCAGATCCACGAGTAGGGTTAGGGATGTGAAGTACATCACCTTTCTTACCTTTGAAGTCAATCTTGGCAACAAGTTGACCCATTACAATGTTAGCCTTATACGCAGCAATAATCTCATCTGACCACCGCTCAGGTACAAAACCTGCACCTGAGTTGTCGAGATCCGCTTGCGTTAAGTGATTAGTACCTAAAGCCATTTCTTATCACCTTTATGTTATGTCGTCTATGACCCGTTTTTCTAAGTAAGCTTGAGTGATTTCAGCACTCTTAGCATTATAAGCTTCGGGGTCACGCAAACGTAAGTTAACCAAGTCTGATCGTCTATACATCTTACGCTTCGCACTTCCAGTAGCATTCCCAGATTCAGTTGTGACAGCTTTGAGAGCTTTATCTCGTCCAGCGGCTGGTAGTCCTGTAGCTTCAGTGACACTGTAGTTACGAGATTTATACTCGTTAAACAGATCCCTAGCAGCCTCTAGATCACCAGCATCAGCGGCATAAAACATGCGTGTCCGAAAAGGAGAGTCTGATACCCAACCTTGGAATTCCGCTGAAGCAGCGATCTCCATAAAGTCAGGGTGTTCAGCTTTAAACTTTTCTTGTGCTTGTTGCGCCTTGAACTGATTAAACTCTTTCTTAACCGCCTCAATTTCTGGAGTTACTACTCTCCGTATCGAAGTTTCAGGGTTATCGATCAAATCATCATATTCTAAAGCTGCTTCCATTTTAGAAGCCTCTTTAGCACTTTTAGCTTCCTCGAGTTCTCGTTGTATGAGTTCGTTTACCGACTTGCGAAGTTCGCCCAGCTCATTAGCTTGACGGCTCATCAGTTTTTCCTGCTCTTCGTAGGCTTTAGCTATCTCCGCTGGAGACTTGCCTTTGAATTTCTCAGGTAAATCTGGTGTTTCGTCGGGCGTTGCTGGCGCTGATTCCTCTTTGGGGAGAGCTTTTTTAGCTTTCTTATCCTCGATAGGTTTTTCAGTTACAGGGTCAACGATCTCATAGTCCGGCTCGTGGTTTACATTAGTGGTCATAATTCCGCCTTTATAGGTTGTGGATATTATTATTGGGTGTAAGGCTATCAGTCAGGTTTATAATACGACTTCTTTTCTTCTAGCCTCTGTTTTTGTCTCCGCACTTTGTCCCATTTGTCCCAAGCGCCGGGGAATGCGGGGTCTGTGCCATCCAAGGCAATTCGGGGAGCACTCACACGAAACTTTGCCTCAGATCCGCAAGCTGGACAGTCGGCCTGTTCTCTGTCCGCTATTGGTCTGAGAGCTTCAAAGTGCTCTCCGCACGCTAAACATCTGTACTCATAGATCGGCATTAATCATCTTCCTCATCATTGACAGCTGCTTCTGCGGCAGCTTTCTCGTTGAGTTCGATAGTCTTCTCCCAATTGAGCACGATGCTAAGTTCAAATAATCTTCCTTGTACAAATCGTACATCGTTATCAGTTATAGATCTTTCTGCTAAGGCTTCTAGTAAAGCAGCTCTAGTCGCCTCTAGCCTAGCTCTGTAGCGTATAAACGCTTCAGTGGTAAACATTTCTTTATATAGTTGTAACTCTTGCTCTTCACTTATCGCCTGCATTAGTCTTGTCCCCTTTAGACTGGCTAGCTATCTTCGCAGCTTCAATTATGTTTCTCTCGCCGCTTGCTTGTGCATCGGCTAGGTTTTTAACAGCTTTACTGTTAATCTCTTTTATCTCAGCTTTGAGTTTTTCTAGCTCTGTTTGCATAGCCTCTAACTGCATTTGCTGTTGCTGCTGCTGTGCAGGGTCTGGCTTACGAGAGGCTTCAATGGCCTCCTTGAGCTGTTGTTTATTGCTAAGTGATGTATTCTCTACTAATCCGTCCAGTATTACTGAGAATGCTGGGTTGTCCGGTGGTATAATCTGCATCATCTGTGTCAGCTGTGCCGATTCAAATTCTCTTGCAGCGATACCCATAGCTGCTGCTACCTTAAATGTTGGATCGAAAGGAGGAAACCTGTCTGGATCAAACTGCATGTAGCGATAAGCTGTACGCTTGATTATTCGGTCAAGGAACTGTCTACTGACATTCTGCATGGTCCGCTTAGAGCGTTTGATAAAGGCAGACTGCATCATACTCATACCAGATGCTGTTTGGTTCCTAGGGTTTTGAGATACAGGGGAAGCAGAGTCCATAGCTCCAGTCCCCATTTGTACCATCCTCTCAAGGTCTCCAGCTTGGTGAAATGTAGCTTGATTGCCTTGAGTGAAATTCATCGGCATAAACGTCTCGTCAGGTCTCCCTGTAGTTAACCAGAGTTTACCGGGACGCACAGATAGTGCCGATGCCCTAGGAAGTCGAGTAGCATCTGCTGCCATCATTGGAGCACTTGCAAACGCCATAGCATCTATACGAGCTCTCAGCTCTGCATCTAGAGCTTTTTGAGCATTGAAACCTTTCTCACATACACCACGTCCCCAGAAAGATTCGTTTACTGTGTCGTGTTGGTATGCAATTATCGCACGATCTCCCATAAGAGTCGTGTTCTCGTTAGCCCTCAATAATACGCTGTTATTGGCTATTGTGACTATGGCTTCTACCATGTCACCTTCGTCGAACTCTAAGTGCATCTCTCCTACTTCGTTCTGAGGTACGAAAGTTACTACTTCCTCATCATCCTCAACTTCCACAGGGAGCAGGGCTCTTGGCACCTTACCGTGGTACTCAACCAGCTTAACAATGTCGGCCTCATCTACTGAGGTCAACTTATTAAGTAAGTTGTCATATACTGTCTGATCTTGCGGCCAGCTACCTAGGTCTACATCGTTATAGATTCCTGCCTCTTGCTTGGCTTTTATATCAGCCTTTGGCTTTGGTATGATGTGAGCACAGCCTAATGCTTCATCTATACTACGAGCGCTTGAGTCTATAACGAACTCCATTGGGTTGATTGCTTCCAACCGTACCCTGAAGCGTTTCCTGCGGATAGCTATAGCTTCTCCGTTGGGGCCTCTCTCTATGGTAGGCTCCTCAGACTCAGATACCATAAGCTTCCCAATACCATTACCGAAGATTGCTCCGTTCAGGTAGATACGAGAGATAGCTTCTTCAAAGCCCATCTCATCCATTTCGTCAGCTAGGAGAACTCGTAATTCCTCCATATCAGCCTTCACTTCGTCCTTAACGTCATCTACTAGATCAAACCAGATGTTGCCTTTACCGAATGTGGCTTCTTCTAGTTCTGCTACAGTAGCTTCGACTGCCTGCTGAAGGGCTGGGCTGATCAACTTGGATCTTTCTGAGTCCCTAGTCTTATCTTGCTGGTCCCAGATACCTCGATATAATCTGTAGTATTTCTTGAACTTATCGTCGTAATTGGACTCACGATGAGATTCCCAATCATCGACCTTATTCATAACCCAAGATACTAAGGATTGTGCTCTGAGTTGTTCAGCGTCTAATTCTACTATTTCTGCCATTTATTAATATCCTGAGTCTGGATCTAGAGCTTCCCAATAATCAATCTCGAATTCATCGAGGTAGGTAGTCTCTGAGATCTGCGCTATATAAGCTAAAGCGTCTGGCAAGTCATCGTGTGCCAGAGGGTTAGGAAAATCCAATAACTGTGATCTAAATTTGTTTAGCCATGGACCGGGATTAAGCTTAACTCTCCCATGCTCAAAGCGTCCTGCTAAGGCCCAAGCAATCCGTTCAGTCTTCTTCTGGTTTCCGTGGGTCATACCTTCAATTCGAGGGTATATATTAAGCCTTCGCATTTGGTCTTCGAGATATGGCATAATGGCATTCTTGAGGGAGCCCGACTCGATCCCCACACAAGAAGCACGAACTTGTTTGTAATGATGGAGTATCCTAATCGAGGTCTCACGGACGCCCCAGCGCCCCGAGTCGATCTCTTTAACCCACCAGCCATAAGGCCCAACCTTAACGATAGCAATTGCGGTCTCATCGAGGTTCTTGGTCCTACCTTTCGTAAGTTCTTTGTCGTCAGTGTAACCTGCTGGGTCCACTGCAATATACCACTGACCATCAGCTGGTTCATTCGGGTCTTCGTGCAGCCATTCATCTTTAAATATGCCTGATCCTGTTGCTTCAAAGCTTGCCTCAAACTCTTGTTTGAAGGCGTGAGAGCTCATCTTCTTCTTAAAGGTGTCAACTAAGTTACGATTCAGCGTGGGGTTGTCTGTAGTGTTAAAGTGCCACGCACCCCAATCTCCGCTATCGTCAGCTTCTGCCTCTAGGTATAAGTCATAGAAGTGGTTCTTCCCTGCGGGAGTACCTATGAATAGGGCCCCTCCTTCTACGTCAGTCAGTGTAGGTAATACGATCTCTTCCCACACGTTTGACTTCATCGACGCATATTCGTCTAGGACAGCAAAGCCAAGACCAGCACCACGAAGAGTATCAGGACGGTCAGAGCCTTTGATGAGGATCTTACGTCCATTAATAAGCCTAATAGTAGCGGTATTCTCTACTGTGCTCTCAATGATATCTTTCCCCAATTCCTTGAGGAGCCCCCACATGATGTCTTTCCCTTGCTGGAAAGTAGGAGCTATATACCAAACGTCTTTGTGCTTTAGGCTATAACCTTTCTCGTTCTCTTCCTTTATGCCTTCTACCAAACATTTGATAGCTGACATGTAGCTCTTACCAAAACGTCTTCCAGCTACCACAACAGAAAACTTCTTGTTTGCTGTAAACACTTCCATTTGAGCTGGGTGCAATTTGAAATCTAGACTTAAAGACATTAATCGTATTCCGTCATTGCTTCGAGTTTGGTTGTTCCAAGGTCTTTGTTGTACATGATTACATCAGATATACATGCTATAGATTGAACAGCCTGAAGTCCGGCACCTATTGTTAGGTCTGATAAACTGAAGGTTCCATTGTAGACAGAAGGTGTGCCTGACATACTCCCATTACTTCCAGCTTCTATTTCATTGGCAATTGTACTCCATCTAGATGCCATTCTGTGTACATGATCATCTGTCTCAGACGCTGCTGGGCCGGTATCATTGTTTACACCATCGAAGACGATATTAGTAAGGTTGTTGGAATTCACAGCTATTGGAGTAGCACCTCCAACGAGTTCACCTATAAGTCGTGGATTGCCAGAAAAGTTGCCAACATAGTTTTCAGGAAACCACACAGATAGGTATGCACAACCTTCTGCATCTGGAAAGTTAGTAACATCATATTGTAGGCGATCCCCTACGTTAGTCTCAGTAGTACCATTGGTTTCTATTGGGCTAGATGGCACAACAGTATTAAGTTCTACCTGTACATGACCTACGATACATGAGCCTGTAGCTGCTGTTGCGGCAGTTCCTTGGACAGTTCCTACTGCTCCCCAAGCTAGTACTCTTAATGTTGTATTGCCTGTACTATTATTCGTTAAAGTGAATACGAGCTTCCACCAATCCCCTCTATCTTCCACCCAATAATCCCGTGTTCCTACGCCAGATCGTTCCACTAGAGTTCCGGCTGAGGTATCCAAGTCACATAGTACAGTTTGCGTGGTTCCATTAAGTAGTTGTAGCCCGAAACTAGGATACCTTGACGTATCATTGTCTTTTTTAACCAGAAAGTATCCTGTGTGTGTGTTGGAATCATCAGCAACTGTTATATCTATATTTACATATTCATAGCCAGCACCATTGTCATCCGTTAATGTAGTTGCTTTATTCGCAACCCCATCAATACCAGTTTCATCAAGAGC